CGCATCCTTAGACTATTGACTATACTATTTAATATGACAGTTAACGGATTACCTGAAGGATTTGATCCAAATAATTGCACGAGATCACCATTGTAATCCACGAGAGGAAAGGCTGTATCTTCAGCTATACACCTAATTATTTGTATGTCTTCCTCAGTATAATTACCAGAAGAACGGCAAAAGTATATAATAACATCAAAAGCTGCTAAAATTTCTTTCGGACTCATTCGCTTATCAAAAGCTTTGTAGTCACCTGCTACAATTCTGTCCTCACCATTCTTGACTATATAATAGTAAAGTTCATGCCATTCCAATGATTGGGCAATAGTGCCTGGGGCTGCCTCAAATGCAAATCGTTCATTTTGTAGCAAACGAGCAAATGAAAGTAAATACTTTCGAACAATAAGTGACCAATCCATGGTTGCTCCTGTGAAAACACGAGTTTTACCAATCTTTGCTTTTTTAAAGGAAACGGGTTCATCCTTCAAATGGGCACAAAAGTTTGGGTGGAATTGGCGATTTTCACGGTAACATTTCAATATGTCATCCATTCTTTCGCTAATCTCATCATCCAACTCAACAGGATCTTGCATCCCATAAGCTGGGGGAATACTCTTCAAAAAATATTTTTTTGATTTTTTCCAAGGGTTTCCCGCGCTAGTATTTCTTTTCATCTTATCTATGTATGTTACTTGAGCACCATTTAGAGTGGTGAAATCGTCAAGGATCATCAACATATTTGATATATGATTCACATCATCAATATTGTTAAACACATCTTCTATGTACCCTTCAACACACTTGTTGAGTATACCAGTGTCCAATTCAGCAATGGGTCTTACGAGGTCTTTAGCAGCTATGTGCCATGGAACCCATGACCGCATCTCAGGTTTGCAATATTTAATTGTATAACCTGCATCGAGCAGAAATTTACTCATAGGCGATGGTTCAACATAAGATTTTGATTTCCCTCGAAAATCGGTAAAAGAGCCATAAACATTTATACTACCATCTTCTATA